TTAATAAACAGTTTGGAGATAACATTGAAACATTTGTTTCTGCTGAAGATGTTAAAGCACAAGTTAATCAGCTAGCTGACGATAAAGGTTGGTCTAACGAAAAAAGAAGCGATCAAATAACAAAATCCTTAGCAAAGTACAGGAAAACAAACTCTGTTGATCTTAAAATACTACAGCAACAAGCATCTGTAAACCAAAAAGACTTAATAGCTATTATTAGTGGTAATGCTGGTAGTAACGAAAGTAGTAATTCTATTTCACAAAATCTTATTAATCAGCAGTATATTAGTGGTGTTCAAATAAAAGAAGATGAATACGTTGATAAATGGATAGAAAAAATAGAAGGAGTACAAGGTGAAAGAAGTCTGTTGCGTAAAGGTTTTGAGGCTATACCAGGTGTAGAAAACCTTGTTTCAAGAGCTGGCATAAAACCTGTACTAGGATGGTTCGGAAAAAATGGTATTAGAGCACCTGCTGTAACTCATGCTTTAGAATCATTAAGCTATATAGAAGGTGGTCAGTGGAAAACACTTAATCCTGATGAAATAATAAAAGATCGAGAAGTTAGAAATAAAATTCTAAAAGTAGCAGAAAAGTTTCAAGATATAGGAACTAACTCTATTATTGGATCAGGTTCACTAAGTATACCAAAGAGAATAGAACTGGCTAAAGCAGCTCAAGCAGACGGAAAAATAGAGCTACAAAACATTGCAGCTCAAGGACAGTACCAAGGAGTTGGTGAAGAACAAAGACTTAATTACATATTAAGCCAACTACCTAAAAATGCTCCTAAATACGAACGTTCTGATGTTCCTGCTAATGCTGCACCAGATCCAAAAAATGCAGCTAAAATTTTCCAGAACGTTATTGGACAAAACAGTGGTACTGGTGGTTTATTAAATCAGGCTAATGCAGCACAGGCTAGTCAACCACAGATATTTAGTAGAGGACCAGGAGGTACAGGATATCAACCAGTTCAAACTAATCAAACTGCATCTAATGCTGTAGCTTCGTTATTTGGTAATAATTTTGGTAGTACAGCTGTAGCTGCTAAAAAAGCTCAACGATATGCTAAAGCACAATCTCAACTTGCTAATTTACCAGTACCTAGTCTCCGAACAAGTAGTCAAGTTAGGTTAGCAAGTAGTTTAAACAAGCAGTTGGTTAAGTTTGCCCCTAAATAGATATAAGGCACTACGATGGCTGGATATTACAATACATTAGCAAATAAGGTTAACCCTTATACAAATGGACTTGCTCTTCAGCAACCACAATTACCTTCTTCTTCTTTACTAGACATGAAATTGGAAAGTCTTTCTGCTAAAAGTGTAGAAAAAGAAACTAGATTAGGTACTGAAGCAGCAATAGCAGCAGCAGCACAGTCTGACCAAGAGTCGGCTAATATGTTTCTTGGTGGTGGTGAAAACTACTGGGACGTAGCAGAATCTAGTCTTTACCAAGCAGGTAGCCATTTATACGACATTGTTTCTGACCAGAATCGTACAAACCAAGAAATACTTGAACTGTCTGACTCTAAAGCAGGTCTATCTGCTCAAGGTCGTGAAAGAATGGTCACAGCACCTCAGCAGGCTGTAGCTGAAGAGTTAGGTCAAGGTAACTACTTAGAAGCAGCAATGAACCTTCCTGGAGCTACACTAGGCACTATTGCTGACAGTGCTGGTTCCATAGCTGAGATTGGTGGTACAGCAGTAGCCTTAGCAGCAGCAACTGCAGCAGCTCCAGCAGTAGCAACTGGATTAGGTTTAGCTGCGCTAGGTAAGAAGTTATATAGCGGTGTCAAAGTAGTAGATAAAGCCGTAGACGCTGTAGACGCTGCTAAGAAAGTTAGCTTACTTACTAAGACAGCAAACGTAACTAAGTCTGCGTTAAAAGCAGCACCTAAAGCAGCTGCACAAGTCAGTGTTGCTACTGCTGACATGACTCAAAGACAAGTAAACACTTACAGAGAAAACTTCGGTGAAGCCCCTAGTGTTGAAAATGTTATAGGAATGTACGCAGCTAACTTAAGTACTATGATATTCCAGCCGGGTATCGTTAAAGGGCTGTTCGTTCCTGCATTCAAGAAGCAAATTAAAGATGAGATAGTATCCATAACTAAAAACCTTGTAAAAGGTTCAAATATAGCAGCATTAGGTAAAAGAGTTGGTTCTGGTATTATTAAAATTGGAACTGCTGGTTTAGCTGAAGGTACTCAGGAATACGTACAGTCTTGGGTAGAAGTACTCAACACTAAGATAGGACCAGAAGACACAGGTAAGTTCCTTGAAGCAGTCAGTCGTGAGATTGGTGACAAAGATAACCAACTACAATCGTTACTTGGTGGTTACTTAGGCTTTGCTGCTGGTGGTGGAATAAGATCTGCTACTACTGTACCAGCTGTTGCTGCTGGTGGAGCATTAGACTTAACAAAAGCTACTGCCAAAGGCACAGTAAAGGTAGCAAGTAAGGTAGCAGCTAAAGGAGCTTCTATGGCTGCTGACTCTGCTACTAGAGCTAGTCAAAAATTACTATCTGAAGAAGAACGTGCTGTTGAACGAGAAACTGTCGCTAGAGAAAAAATTATAGCAGACCAGAAAGTTGAAGACCTGCAATCCAGAATAGACACAATTGATAAAGCCGAGTCTGTAGAAGAATTAATGGCAGATCCTGTTTTATCTAGTAAGATAAAAGAGATTGCTGGAGATAACACTACTACGGAGGAGCTAACTGAACCTAAGATGCTTGCCAAGATAAAAGCTGAGCTAGTGTCTGAAGCAAAAGGCCAACAGGTTATTCTTAAGGCTGCTGCATACGGTAGTAGCAAGGCTAGAGTATTAGGTAAAATAGGAAATAACGTTGTTGACGCAGTAAGCGACAAAGCTAAAAAACTATTAAAGGACGTTCCTGTTGAGCAGATTTTAGAATCTGTTAAGGACATGAGCGAAAAGAGTGTTGCAGCTGTAAAAGGTGTACGTTCAAGTGCAGCACGAGGTGTTATAGAACTAGGTATAAGAGAGGGTATGAAGTCCTCTAACATTATTGTTGCTGCAGCAAGAGACATGGAAGTAGCTGATCTTAAGAAAGTTGTAACAGTTCTTACTGAGAGTAACCCTGAGCTAGGTGCTAAACTAAAGAAAACATTTGACGCTAAAGTAAAAGCTTTAAAGACTTTAGGGCAATTAAATGATGACGTTACTGTTGAAGGTAACGTAAGCCCGGTACTCAAAAGTGTAGCATCAAGTGATACTATAACCGACAAACAAGCTGACTCTGTATTCAACATTATCACAAAAACAATCAACGGAAAGATTGGTGATATTGCCTCACTAGAAGTAGTAGAGTCTGCTGTAGCTAAGTACAAAGAGTCTAATGCGTATAAGTCTGGTGCAAACAAAGTTAGTATGGAAGTGCTTGAAAGACGATTAGGATACCATGCTAAAAAATTACGTAATCCGTTAGCAGAGCAAATTAAAACTAAGTCTGCTGAACTACTATCTAAAATAACTAGTAAGGGTGTACTACCGTACATTAAAGACAGTGCTGTTGCAGGTAAAATAACAGATCTATTGGAAACTAATCCTACACTTCAAGAGTTTAAGGCTAAAGTAAAAGAGCTTATAGCTAAAATTCCTGATATGCCTGATATGCCTGACATAAATACAGAAAAAGGCTTAGCTGAATTTGAAGCAAGTATAGATAAAGCTTATAACTTGTCTTTAGAGTCAGTGAAGTCAGCAGCTAAAGTAACTAAGAAAGTTGTGTTAGGTGATGGTAAAACTAAAACTGTTTACGATGCCACTGGCAAACCTTATTCTGCCCAGGTCGTTAGTGTTAGTGAAGAAGGTGGTTCAACCATTGTTGAAAATGAGAATGGCGAGCAAGTAATTGTTGGTTTAGATCCAAGTGCAGTATACATAAATGTAAATGATCCTAAATACAAAGTTAATGCTAAAGGTAATAAAGATGACGGCTCTATTATTTCAGAATTGAGCGATAACCAATTAAATGATTTGATAAGTTCTGAACAAGATTTAAACGGTCTTGGAACTAGAGTAAGTGTTGATGCAGTTATGAATATTAACGCCGCTAAACTAGAACTTAAAAGAAGAAAAGAAACTACAAGAGCAAAGTATAAAAAAACTTTAGCTAGTTTAAGTAAGCTACTTGAATCATTACCTCAAGAAATAAAACAGGAGACTATAGATACGTCTGTAGTTCCTACGTTAGTAGCTAGGCTAAAGGCATCAGGATTTACTACAGTAGACGAAGTAAATGATTTCTTAAGTGGTTACCCTGATATTAGTAATTCTGCTACTATAACTGCACTAATTAATAGTGAGTTTGAAGTTAACAATGAAAATGTCTTTGACGAAGAAGTTGACATTGATTCTATGACAGTTGAGGAAGTAGACGAAGCTCTAGCTATAGAGATGTACAACAAATTTAACCCTAAAGAGTGTGCAATTTAATGTCCTGTATTCCACTAGATTTATTTATAAAGCACGTTAAAAAATTTAATATCGTAGATATAAAAGAAGACGCTGAGAAAACTATGCGTTTTCAGGTATGGGATATTAAACCTGATCACGTACACAAGTTGATTAATACTAAAAGTTCCGAAGGGTTACCTGGAAGATACGACTCTAAGCATGTGCTTAGAAATATAGACAACGTTCTTAAGCGTATTAGCTCGTCTAAAGAAAAAGCAACTGACTTCGTAAGAGAAATCATAGGTATAAACAACAACGATATTGATAACGATAACATCACTAACTCAATAGCTCTACATGAAGTAATGGAGTCTATTAAAGGTGAAGCTGATAAAGCTCGTAAAAATAGCATCAGCTTAGAAGAAATATCTGAAAATAGGTTTTTACCACGTATACCATTGTCACGAGTGGCAGCTAGTATTGGTCGTAAAATAATGTTTTCTGGTCAAACTAGGTTTAAGTCTAACAAGAAAAGTAAAAAGAACGCAGCTGAAATAGAACAAATGTACTACATGGTAGGCCTTAACGCTCTTCGTAACCTTGAGAGTAAAGGCTACATTAACATGCAAAAAGGTGAGGCTACTATTGCAGATTACGAGGACAGCTCGTCTAAGCAAACAAAAGGCAGCACTAAAGCAGTAGTTACTACTGAAGCACGGAGTATTACCCTTAACACTAAGAAGTTAGGTATAAATAAGTACAATCCTGCAACTAAAAATAAAAAGTTACCAGGAATGACTCAAGAAGCTACTTACTTTTTAAACAGAACAGCATCTGATCTAACAGGTACAGAATTAGGTACTATTGTAAATATTCTAAGTGTTGTAAGAAACGTAACTCAGCCTTCAAGTATTGTTGTACCAGATATAGGATCTCCTAATGCTGACAGAAGGTTGGCAGATAGTGATCCTCAAGACAACACTCAAAGTCCAAGTACTGATAGTGCACGTCAAAAACTATACGAAAATCCTTTATACGTTAATGGGGTAGTTCACGACTTTTTAAAAATGGTTCATGATCAAAGTATGGATCAGTCAGGTGAATCAGCTATAAAAATACTAACTAGTGCTTTCTCTGGCAATAGGGTTATGTTGCAGTCGCTATTCGGTATTAAGTTCAGTGATAATAACTCGGTTGATAGAAAAGAAAGTGTGTCTGGTCAGAACCTTTCTAAAACAGTTCCTCTAAACGACATCGTAGAGCTTTACGATATGCTCAGTGACCAGAACGGTGGACCTGAAGCATTACACATGGTTCTTAAAGGAGGAAGAAACCAACGTCTGTATTACGATAACAGTGTACTGAATGCTCATGCTTCAAAGCAGAGTCGTTACATGCTGACTTCTGGCAGTCAGGAAGTTGAAGTAGGTACTGATGATTACCATAGATTGATCTACTCAATAGCTGATGCATTTGATGATTCATTGACATACCCAGACATCACAGAAGGTGGTAACACTAAACTAGATAAAGCTTTAGAGCTATTTGGTAAGTTTGAGAAGGCTGACTCTCTTCAAAAGAAAGTTGTTATGTTAAGCCGTATAACTTCAAGCTTCCCAGGTAAAGACTATGCTTCTTTACTAACAGGGCTAAAAGCTGTTCAGGATGTAAGAGAGCAAGGTTCTGGTGATTTTGTTGTTACTGAGTTTATGAACTCATCTGATGCTACAGCACAGGGTGGTACTATAATGGTCCAGCAAGCGTTATCGACTAACGCTAACGTACAAACAGTACTAGAAAAACTAGGGTTACTTAAAGACTCAGAAGGCAACATAATTGCTAGTGACGATCCTTCAAAGATAGATGACATCTATGCAATAATGTCAAATGGCATTAGGAAGTTTATAGACGGATCAGACGACAGCTTAGTTATTGCAGACGTTGACGGTATTCAAGACACATTACAGACCTCATTAGATTTACTGTTTAACGGTAACTTTAAAGGACTTAGAGATCTTGCAAAAGTATCCACTATGACGTTTATCTATGGTCAAGGGCCAGAAGGCAGTGTTCAATCTGTGTCAGAAGATATAGCTATTCGTATCCTAGATAACTTGGCTGACCCTAAAGCCAGGGAATATTTAGCGTTTATTATGGATGATGATAAATTAGCTACTATGGGTACTGAACAAATTAATGACATAGAAGGACTGTATCCCAGCATTAAAGCTGCTTTGGTAAAGAAAGGTATACCTCAACAGTTATACGGAATAATGAAGTCAGAGATAGAAGATGTCTACTTAAAGCAATTTAAGGCTGATGCAAAAAGTGTGTACGCTTTTGCTGAGAAAGTTCCTAACAACCATAGACTAAAAGTACTACCATTGGGTGCTGTACTAGACGGAATTGACGTAAGCCAGATAGATACTTATGGAATGCCTTTAACTAAAGTTGTTGAGGTATCTAGCCCAGTTACAGGAAAAAGTGGTGATGCACTCGTTAAAGAGGGTGGACACACTGTCATTACTCGTAAACAGAAACTATTTCAAAGCATAATGGATGTGTCTGTTATACACGGAGTAGACTCAGGACTTCTTTATCATGCGATAGACGAAGTTATGGGTGATACTGGTGCTGTTGTTGTTCACGATGAGATAAGAGGATCAGTTAAACTAATACGTGAAGTAGAGGCAGCATACATTAAGCTGAACATGAGAATGGTTGCTGAGTATGATACTCACCAGCAAGTTATGAACTCTATTGCTCATTACGCTCCTGAAGTTGCACAAAGTTCTGATTTCATAGCTCTTAAAGAGAAGATTGATGCACGAGTAGCTGCTAAACGTAAGATTGTTGAGAGTGGAGCATTTAGTGAAATAACTGACACACTTATCGGTGATGGATTAGCATACAAAGAATTTTCTAAAGATCAATCTACTAAGGAGCCAACAGCTCCTAAAGCTAAGCCTAAAGCGAAAGCTAAGATCCCTAACACTGCTATGGCTCAAGCACTTAAAAACGCAGGAGTAGTCACTGAGACAGTTGTAGAGCCTACTGAAACACCTGTAGAAACTACAAGTACTGTAGAAACTACTGTAGAGCCTGAAGTAGTAGAGGAAACTCCAGCAATTGAAGCTGGAACAGACATGACACCTCTACTTGAACGGTTAGCTATTAACTCTCCTCTTATACAGCACTTTTTAAGTACAGCTGCTAATAACGCTGTGTCTGGAAAACTAAACAAGTTTGATACTGACAATAACCAGGTAGTTATTTCAGGTACAGACCAGGGAAGAGATAATGGTACTGTTAAACAGCTAACTAAAGCTGACGATAAGCTACAAATAGAGTTAATTGAACATGAAATTGTTCACCATAACACTGCTGCTTACATAGCTAAGGCATTAGAGGGTAAAAGTAAATCTGAAAATAAGTCTTCTGTACGAGACATATTCTATTTTCAGCAAGCCATACAGTCTATAAAATACTTTATCAAAGTAAATAATACTGTTGAAAAAGGCGTTCAAGCATTTGACGCATTACATCCAGAATTATTTGACCGCATGAAGCACATCACTAACGAAAAGCATAGTGAAGCAGAACAAGTAGCTGAGTTTGTAGCAATAATGTCTTCAGAAACAAAAGTTGCTAATGCAATTTATAAAGCTATTGCTGGTAAGGTACCAACTAAATCGTTGAGAGCACGTATTTCTAACTTCATCAGTAAGATAACGTCTGCACTACTGGATCTTACACCAATTGACTTTAGAGAAAGTATGGATGCTGATAAGTTACAGCTAGCTCTTGTACGTACTTTGGAAAGTGGAAGATCTTTCAAAGAAGAACAAACAGAACAAGCAATATTCTACGAGAAAGGATATAGCTCGCTTGGAGCTGGTAGTGCAAATTCTGCTAGAGTTATAGAGAATAAAGCGACTATGCTTTACCTTAACTCAGCTGTATCAAGTATGTTGAACAGTAAACTAGAAAGGAATGGTAAACGTCTAGTTGGAGCAATCCACAATAATATGAGTGTTCGTTTCCCTGTGTACCACAATGCTATGCAGAAGATGCAGGGCATATATGATGGCTCTGAGGGACTTCAACAGCTAATGCATACTATCACAGGCGAAGGCACTGATAAGACTGCAAAAGCCAATCTACTAGCTCAGGCTGCGGTAGTTAACTCTGAACAGCTTGCTACTATTGCATTCCAACGTAGTGAACTGCAAAAAGCAATGGTAGGAATGAGTAAAGAAGCTAAAGCAACTGTTGGAAAATACGTTACTCAAATGCCTTTACACGAGTACTTTACTAATGCAAGTGATCTTACTACTGGTAGTGAGATTGATGCTGAAGTGGTAAGGCTAGAACAGGAAATTAACAAGACTGACAGAACTGCTGTGTCTGATGTAGAAAACCTGATAGACCGTAATATAGATGGAAAGGAAGGTGGATCTCTTTATAACTTATCGTCTAAATATCCGTTAAGTAGTAATGACCAAGTTAACCGTGATGTACACAAGTTACTTGCGTTAAAATCTATTCAGCGAATTGGTACTAAAGAGTTTGAGGAATTGCTAGCTAATACTGACTTAGTTAGCTTAATTAAAGACAACGTAGTAGCCAACAAGGTTAGCTTACTAGGGGTGAAGGGAACAACTGGGCTACGAGATAGCTTAGTTCCTGACTACTATAAAGAAACACCTGTTCTTAAGTCAGTAACCTTAAAAGAAATTAAAAGGTACACTATCGGGGAAGAGAATGGCTGGGTAGTTCTTAGGGAACCTACTAAAGATGAACTAGGTATTGTTTATAAGAATATTATTGACTCTACTACTGTACAAGGAGCCACTACTGACACAAAGCTAAGTTCTACTGACGTAGACGTTTATGATAGGAATCATAAGAAATATTCCAACGTCACAAAAGCAGAAGGTGACAACTATAAGCTTGTTTTAACTCCTGAAGAAAGAACTTCTCTGGGCATGGAAACTGACTTTGTAGAGTCATTAGTTAGAGGTACTGCACATAGTATAGCAATTAAAGATTCTCAGGCAATACGAGATGGTATCGTTATGTCTGAAAACAGATTTGTAGCTTCTAGTAAACAAGGTTTAAGTCTACTTAAAAATATTATTAAAGCAGACAACGCTGATGCGCCTTGGTTCGTTAAGCTAGATGATAATCAAACTTACAGCAGCTTAGACCCTGCTATTAGGGCTAAGTATAAGGAAATAGGTGGAAGAGCTTCTGATGTTGAAGGTTCAACGGGTGTAAAGTTTAATGACGAAGTGTCCTTAGTACGTAAGGATTTGTCTCACTTACTTATTGGTGGTAACGCTAACTCCATTGCTAATAAGAAGATGCTTAAGTGGGCTGTTCGTATAGTAAAAGACATAACTGCGGCAACTAAGATTGGAATGGTAGTGCTCAATCCACTTAAGATAGCTATAGACAATGTGTCTAACTTATCTTATTTAACAGTGTCAGGAGCAAGTCCGCTATTTATAGCTAAAAATTACAAAGAAATATCTAGGGATTACCATGACTACAGAAATCTTGCACACCAGGTAACTCAGTTAAAGTTAAAGTTGATTTCTGATCCTAAAAACAAAGCTATACTGGAAAAAGTAGCCAGCCTTCAGACTAAGATAGAAGCTAATCCAGTAGGTGACTTAGCACATAAAGGTTTTGTTAACTCGTTAGGTTCTGACTTAGTTGCAAGAAGCTCTGATCCTTCTTCAGGATTACAAGCTGATATGCAAACAGCGTTAGAGTACGTGCTTATTAATAGTAAAGGTAATAAGAACTTATTAGCTCACTTTGTAACTAGGCTCCACAACATTGGATTCCAGAGTGAAGACTATATTAAGCATTTAGGTAGTTTGGTAGGTAAAGCAAAAGACGGGAGGGGTATTGAACAGCAGCTAGATTTAGCTGTTGAGCGCATAAAGCAGATTAAAACCGATGACGATATAGTGAGCTATGTTGCACAGTACACTACTAGCCCTGGTAGCGAGCTTGTACGTCTTGGTTCTAGTCTTACTGACCTAACTGATGTGTTAGCTAAAGAGACTCTGTACCGTCACGCTATGCAGAATGAAGGTATGGATTCAGAATCAGCACGTATTCACGTATTGGATTCATTTCCAGACTATAAAGAGAATCTTCCTATAGCAGTTAAGCAGTTAAGTGATGTTGGTATAATAATGTTTCCATCATTCTGGTTACGTATACAGAAAGCTATATACCGACTTGCCAAGGATAAGCCTGTAGGTTTAGCTACTGAGCTAATGATAGAGCAGTATGTTACTGGTAACGTAAATACTATTATTGACGCTAACATTATCAATAAGTCTGAATCGTTTGGAGGATTGTTTCACCTTCCATTAGAGTCATCTGGTATTGGTAGTGTAGTACCATTAAACTTATTTGATATGTAAAATAAAGGGGAGAGTTAACTCCCCTATTTTTTATGGTAAGTCGTCATCTTCATTATACCAATTGGACACTCTATCCCAGTTAAAGGTTAAGTAGGCAATAAATCCTACTATCCCCATTATTGCGACAAAGATGAACAGATAGGCAGCGTAAAAAGACGCTATTAGTAGTCCTCCTGTTATTATCATGACTATAATGGTCTTGATAATAACTACTACCTTATCCAGCACTACTTCTTACCGAAACGCTTTGTATTACCACCGAAAGATGGTGTCTTAGCTGTGCTCTTAGCTGCACCACCTGATGCACCACCCTGACGACCACCAGCAACCCATTTTGCAATGTCGTCAGCTGTAAGATCATCCTTGTAAGTGATGTTGTTCACGTACTTCTGGTCTTTTTCAAAACCTTCACCGTGCTTAGCATCGTTTACGATTTCAGCAGCAGTAGCGTTGTCACCAGAACGATAGAACTCACGGATAACACGCTTTTCCTGGATCTTGTTGTTGTAGCTTGAGTATTCAAGCTGTACACGCATCTGTACTTGGATGTCGGAAAGATCTTCCAACATAGCTACAGACTTGTCTGCACCAGCTTTACCGATTGGTAAGTCGCCTTCAACAGGATCTGATACTTCTTCAACGTCAGCGATAACTAGCAGGTGGTTAAACAATTTCATACCGATCTTGTTTTCTACTGAGTTACCTTGAGCATCGTTGTTGTTAGTAACACGCATGTTTCCGTACATAACCTGTTCCTGACCGCCACTGTCTAGGAAGAAGTTTACTACACTAGATCCCTTTTCTGACGTGTCTACAAATGATGCTAGGATGTTTACGTCGTAAATTCCTGAAGCATTGATGTAGTTTGATGCTGACGCTTTAACGTCTTCTTGGTTTACTGATTTTTTAGCAAATGCCATGATATTTTTCCTGTGGAACATTAAGTTCCATTATAGGGTTGTGGGAAAATTCCCGTTACTTGATTAGTTCTAGCTTATAGAACTCTGCGTTTTTGATTTCTTGTATACTTTCTTCATCATCTAAGTCAAACATTACCTGGTCACCGTCATCTTCGTCGAGAAGGTAAACTACCTTTTCTTCCTCTTCAAATATGTAACCGTCTATACTATACATGTGACCATCTATTCTCACAAATGACGAATGTTGTACTACAGCCATTAGCTGTTCTACAGTACGCATTAGAACTTCCACTCAGCATTAGAGTTCTGAGTTTCGAGTATCATATCTATATGTTTCTGTAGATCGTAATACTCTTCACCATCTTGAAGCTTTTTGCTTTTCGATGGGTTAACATCATTCTCTACGTACTGCTTGTCAGGCAGTGTAGCTATGGTAGTACGAGCTTGGCTCTTAACACCACGATGAGTGACTTTCATGTTTTCTACTAAGATTGCATGATCCACCTCGCTGTACCAACTACCCTTGTCTTTGAACTTACCTTGACCGATAGGTATAAGGCCTAACTTGTCATTGTCCATGACGTGGTTAATGATAACTACATTCATATCATTAGCTACCAGTCCTTCCTGTACAAACTTAGTTAGTACAGCAATTTCCCTGTTGATATGAGAGTGAATATCAAAGTTGGTAAAGTTTAAGTTAGCGAAGTCTATGATGTCCTGCATAATTTTAGATGCAGAGTCTAACACGATAGTTTTGGGATAAGACCCTATCTTTTCGTTATATTTTTCCATCTTGTCATAGAACCCTTCAATGACAACATTTTCACCATCAATTTCTACTTCACCTCCATTAATCATAATGTCCATGTTGTAGAACTCAGGAACAACCATGTGAGGTATATTGAAAGGAAAGGCTTTACCATCTCTTGATACGACAAACGCATCTGTCAGTGTCTTTATGAGGTTAGTTTTACCTGAACCTGCTACACCGTTAACGAGTATTTTAGCACCCATTCTATTCTCCTTTATAATCTATTTTATCTTCAGCAGCAGATTCTTCTGCTAGCTCTCTTTCTTCATCACCATCTTCAGTATCTTCATCATAATGAGGATGTCTTGGATCATGTATGAATGTCATGTAATCATCTGGTTCATTATTCACAGATTTCTCCAAATCTAAAATACTAGAATAAAGTTTAAGTTATTTTTCACTATTTTTAAGTCTAGGATCATTCCAAATTACATGCAAAAGTTCTGGATACTCTTCACCAGCTAACACAGAGTCTGCACATAGATCTAGTAACCCTTCAATGAACTCAATGTCTTCATCAGTAATGCTCTCAACAAGAACAGTTACTTCAGGTGGGTATGACTTTAAAGGTTTACCAGTTTTTTCACTTAGACCGCCATCAATGTTACGGTTTACGTACACAAGTTTTATTCGTGTGGGATTATAACCATTATTCTTCAACAGGAATGCGTATACAAGTAACTGGTACTTATAGTCCTGTGGAATCATTTTAGGAGTAGACTTAGAGCTATAAGTCTTATAGTCGGTAATGCAGCAGTCATCCTTAGTTCCTTCAAGAACGTCTAGCTTTCCACTTGCATAAATACCGTACCCCATACCTGATGTGTGTACAGTTTCCACTTCCAGGTAGTTGTCCATGTTTGGTATAATATAGTCATTTACCAGAACTGATGCCATATACTCAAAGTTAGCTATTACAGTATCAGCACAGTACTCTTCGCCTATTGATTTGTTACTCTCTATGTACTCATAGATAGCATCTTTATCAATGTCTGACTTGGTAGCTACGCATTCAGCAATATAGTGAACAATAGTTCCTATAACACTGGCTGTGCTTCCCATAAAGCCATCTTCTTTTAAGATTACTTCTCGGTACCATTGATGTTTACGTGTTACAAACTTACTAAACTTGCTTGGGCTAATTTTTAATACGCAGTCATCTGGTAGGTAACTCGTATCATGGTTATATTCTAGCGGATTAGTCATCCTCTTCGTCCTCCTTTATAAATTGAACTACTGACGGAAAGTACTCTTTAATAGTGTACAGCAGTTGTTCATCTGGTAAATTTTCCAAAGTGTGTTTAATCTCTTCGTAAAAGTACTTTTTAAGCTCTTCAGCTGTAGCACTTTTTAATGAAATTGATGCTGCTCTGTGTATAATTTCAGCTCTATTCATCTAGTCTCTCCTGTTTACTGCCTTTAATTAAGGCCAGTGTTTCAGTTACTTCTTCAATCGTAGCATCGTTGTTCATCTTATGAAGGTCATGCCAGTTATTACCGATCTCACCTTTAGCTACGTTGCATACAACTTCGTCTTGTAACCATTTAACACACAGTACAGGGATAATATTATCGTTCAGCCACTTAACGATCTCAGGGTCACTATCAACAGTGAAGTAGATACTGTCATAGATTGTCGATATGACATCAATATGATTCTGTAGTCCTGCTTCTTCTATTCGATAGTTGATTTCGTTAACAGCTATTAGAGTTAAGATACTCCAGAACTGTACCGTTGCGTTGTTAATTGATCTGATACTGTTTTCAGCATCATCTGAGTACATCCTGCATCCCAATCCCAGGTGGATATATCCGTGTTTCTGGGTAAATGGTAGTACGTAGTTTTCACGGTACTCTGTTATGCCCGGATAAAGGACATTGTGGTAGTTATCAAATATTTCTTTAGTAATTACCCCACCTTTACTGTCATCGGGAAAGCCTCCGTAAGCAAGTTTAAATGTTGGACCTTTAGATCTAAATCTAATGCCATTCAAAACTTTATTACCTTCTTCTTCCACTAGTCTGTAAAATTCTTTTACATAGGCAACGTTGTCAGTATTTGGACCCATTACCTTTTCTATTTCGTCTTTGAAGTAACCACAAGCATTCAAGGAATGACCATCAAGGTTTTCCAAGAATATGTTTTGCTTGTTATGGTCACCAGACAAATTAGCTATACCACGATCTTCCAGTGCTCCTAAGTCAACTGCATAAACTACTCTACCTTCAGGAGCCACAAAACACTTCTTCAGTGGTCCTGCATAGATAGACCTAGAACTAGGCATGTTTAGTAGGTTAGGCCCGTTAGACGTAGGTCTGAAACTCTTAGCACCGAATATTTTCATGTTGCCGTATAGCACGTCATCAATAGTGAAACTATCGAATGCAGCAAGGAAGTTATTTCTTATAATTCCGCTAAATGAGTGGTCTATAAAGGCCTGTAATACAACTAATAAGTCCTCGTCATCTGCTGTCTTGTAGAGCAACTCAATGTTGTCTCTGTTCCAGCTAGCGTTGTCAGTTTTCTTGCTAACAGTGATTGCAGGAACACCCAGCATAGTAAAGAACTCTTGAAGCTGTTTAGCACTTCCAGGGTTAAACTCAGGTACAGGCACAGGTTCGTTACTCTTTGCCTCACGAGGTAGGTTCCATAGTCTAGCTTGCTCATTAGCAAGATTTAACATGCCACCAAGTACGTACTTATTGCCTTTATCTATAGATGAGTCAAGTATCATGTCTAAGAACCTGACTTTTGTGAACATGTTTAGCTTCTTTACATCAGCCACAGTCCACTTTTCCTTAACCTTGTTTTCCTTGTCAGAGCTAATAAGATACTGGTTAACAGCATACGTTCTATGCGTCATATTCTTTGGTTCATACTCTTTCAAGTAGTACTCAAAGTTCCTTACTGAAGCTAACACTTTGGCTTTATGTGCTGCCACTAAAGCAGGGTGCATCTCTTCCTGGTAACGCTTGATTAAGACGTTCTCAGAAAGCCTCTCAGAGACAGATGATAGTACATTGTCAATCGTACTACGTAGACCTTCAACAGCCTCCTGGTCGATGTTTAGACCTGCTGACGTGAGTTTTATCATGTCAGGGATAAACTTCTTCACAAAGTTCTGATAAAAGTAATCAGGTTGCTCTACAGAAGGGTCAAAATCTTTAGGATAAGGTACTGGCAGTATCTGCCAAGGACGTAGCTCTTGTTCACTCATTCCAGTTATCCTCTAAAAGAGTATCAACTCCTATTTCAATTTTGTTACCTTCATCATCCAAACAAGTAACTTCAAAAAACGTAGCTTCAGAGCAGGTATCTAACTGCATACTACGTGCCTCTTCAGCAGCTTCTCTGTGACTGTTAGCATCTAACTCTACTTCCCATACAACTGTATAAGTTTTCATGGTGTGTACTCCTGTAGCTGATTCCAAAGTTTTACAACAGCTCCACCGTCAATTGCACAGTACTGTAAAAACTGTTCATCTTTCAGATTTATGATGTTGTAGTCCTCAAACATGCTCCATTTAGGGTCGTAGTAACCACCCATGAGAACCTTAAGACCTACTTTAGCTTTCCAACTGTCAGCATTATTCACATAACACTTAGCCAGAAGTTGAGTATCCTCGTAATCTAAAGGAAGTTTACCTGTACGTTGATAACAGATCTTTAAGTCGAACCCGGTATTGTGTACTAGTAATTTTCCTTCATACCTAACCAACCAATTCCATATTGCTGATTCTGTCTTATGGTCGTGAGCTATAAATATTATGCTCTCGTCTTCATTTAAACCAAATATGAAATGTGTTGTCTTTATAATACTTGGATTACTCAGGCCTGATGATCTAGCCACCTGCTTAACATGAATTAAGTGATTAGGATGTACGTCGTCTGGATGCTTTAGCAGTGCTATAGCTTCTTTAACCTGTTCTTGTGTGTATATAGACCTTGTTTCAACGTCAAAACCTAAAACAGGGAGTTTGTTTAGTTTTCTCAACTGTTTGTTTATGTGGTATAGCGTACTGAAAACCTCATATTTTACTTTTATGTAAGACATAATTAGGCCTC